GCGGTTATTAGTAGAGAACATAGCCTCTACGATAGCCTTATCTTTAATAGATTGCAAGGCTCGCTTAGCGTCTTGCTCTGCCTTAATTCTGTTTAGTGTATCCATTATCTGTTCTTCTTTCGTTAGTAGTTAGTGGGTCTTATTTGCTAGGCTCACCCTGTCGGGATTATTTGCTAGGCTCATACCCTTATTTAGTTATAGTGTAAGACTATCATGCCCTACTGACATTTAACGCCATTTAGCGTTAGTGTCTAGTGTGAATTACCTCACACCGACTAGGTTATGCTCGGCGTAGTTACCGCCACACATTACGCATAAGGAGTATGCGGTTACTCTACCGCAACCTGCTGAGCAGGCTACATAGCCAAGACGCTTAGCGTCTGACTCTACTAGGTAGTCGTTACGACTTTCCCAAATTCTGTTAGTCATTTTAGACCTAACCTTTCTTAGTAAGACTTTCTTACTTTCTTTATACCTTAATCATAGCAAGGGGGACTGACAAATAGCCACCCCCCATTAGGTACAATTCGGACATTTACAAAAGAAATTGCTAAAAAAGGCGTGATATAGGTCACATATGGGCGCAGTATATAGACAATTCGGACATTCTAATAGTGTGTATCATACAAAACAAAATCCTATTAACATTTTATGAAATGTGATTACTAGTTGACCAAAACATAAGGCGGGAAATAAAAGTTTTCATAACTCTTGACCTAACAAAATTTCTAATGCTATCATAATAACCTTGGACAGTTTTAGGAGATCACATCAAGGGTTTAAACTCCAAGTGCATGATGACGGAAGTGTATAATTTCTTTCAGATAAAGGCAACAGCTTTAACCGATGAATTGCGGATTTATAACCTGACAATTTCGGGGTACCTTAAAAAGTTATTTAAGGGTATAGGGTTTGTATGCAAAAAATCTGGAAGTATACTATTAAAAAACATATATACATGATATACTTTATATAGGGGGAATATATGGGGTATACAAAAGGAACATGTGTTTGTGGAAACAAACAGGAATCAAAAGGTAGAATAAAGGGCAAACAGTACTTTGGAAAATTCTGTACTACGTGCAGAAAAAACATAGTCAGAATGAAGTTTATTGTAAAGCAAGAAATGGTGTGCTCTCACTGTTCATTTGAAGCTACTCATAGAATTCAAATGGATGTGGATCATATCGACGGGAACCATCAGAACAACGATCATTCTAATTTGCAGCTTTTATGTGCAAATTGCCACAGACTTAAGACATATGTTAATGAAGACTGGAAAGTCAAAAAATAATTTTTATTAACATTATATAGAAAGTAATATCTTAGTCAACTAGAATATATAGGGGGAGATAATGAAAAAGCTTTACATTGACCAAATAGCCAGAAGGATCACAGACAGAAAATATTCTACGAAAACGTATTATAATTCTGATATTGATCAGGCAACGGCCTCCCTTGAGTGGTTTATATCCTATTTGGAGAAAACTCTTGCTACTTGCTTACAATTAGAAGATGGTAGATGTACTATGGAATGGAAGCATGAATCATGTGAGGTTCTATATAAGATGATACAGGATTTAAAAAAGTAGTTTTTTATCTATTGCATATCTTTCGATTCCCGCCCTTTTAAGGGTGGATGGCTACCGAAGGTAGCAAATAACCCTGTTAGGGCCTTAAAACCCTCTCAGGGTATTTTTATGGCCTATTCCAGCAAATAGCTAAGATGTTGAAAATGGGGTCTCTTCTCGCCGAAGCACTTTTTTCGCACTAATTGCACTATATGACCGATATGTCCTATATTTTATGCATATATAACAAGAAACCCAATCAGAGGCGGATCCGATTGGGTTCTTTATATCTTGCGATATACGTACGCAGGAACATGTGGGATGCTACAACTACGTACAGTTTAATTGTAAAATAGCTTTTATTCTAAGTCAACTGTTTTTAAAATAAAGTTTGCTGACCATCTTCATCTACAGCAGAATATGAAGGGGCAGGTCCAAGAAGATATCCATCCTCATGATATGAAACCATCTTAGATGTATCTTCTGGTCCAACTAGTTTGTTTGCAATAATTGTTAAAAGGTCATATATACGGTGTAGCATAATATAATTAACCATTGGTAGGTTATCTTCTAAATCTGAAGATGTTGGTTCATTTGTCATCTGGTCTACCTAAGTCTTCCCAAAATTGTTCCCGCCCCATATTATCAATAGGAATAATAGGGGTACTTTCACACTGGCAATTTTTGTCACATGTCATTTTTTAACCTTTTCCATAGTCTTTATAATATCGTCATAAAAACCAAACCCTATAAATTTTTTATATTCACAGGATAGGCAGTATAAGTATACTTCATCATCTATTGATTGGTTAGGAAGAAGAAAGCCTTGGTCTAGTGGGCAAACCAGTCTAGGAACAAGGCCTTCTTCAGAAAGTGCTATGTATTGAGATACTTGTTGTATCCTACGCATTTTCTCCTACTTCTGAGTAGTTGGGAACTTTAAATAAAATTCCTTTGCTTTTTGGGTTAGACCCTTCCAAGCTGACCAATCTGTACCGCCTTTGGTCATATAGTACGTTATCTCTGCATTTATTACTGGATCAAACAGTAGTACGTTTGATCTCAGGTTAAATTTTTCTTTACGAACAACACCAAGGTTTCCCAACATGTTGATCTGAAAAATTCCATAGGAACTGTCTCCAGTATTCCTGTTGCCATTATATGCTAGTGGGCGTCCATGAGACTCCCTCTTTGCAATAGCCCAAGCCGTTTTAAGGGCTTTACCTTCAAAACCTACCGTTGCCAGTAGTTCTTTCAACTCACCGTCTGAAAGCGCTTGCGAAGGCTTGTAAACAGTATTGCTGTACTTTTCTAAGGTTTCTTTCTTAAGTTGTACTTCTGTCTTTGGTTGTACTTTTAAAGCTTGAGCGGGCACCATAGTATTGTTTGTAAATAGAAATAATGTTATCATTACTATTACAGTCGTACTATGAGCAAAATCGCTCAGCTTTTGCTTTATATTCTCCATTGGCATTTCCTCCTTTAGAGATAACGAACTATAATCTTAACATTGTCAGTAAGTTACTGTCAAGTCAGTTGACCAGAAAGATATTATGGATATTTCATTTTCTACACCAGTAGTTAACCTAAAAACATCAAATGGTTATGGTCATGCTGCTTCACAAGTATTAGATTCATTAAAAAGATTAGGACATAGTGTCCCATTTCAAGATGCTAGAGCTAAAGTACAATTAAATTTTTCTCAACCCGTTTATTATAAGCTGCACAGAAATCAATATCAAATTAGTTATACTCCATGGGAATCTACAGTTATTCCAAAAGAGTGGTTTGAGTATTTAGATCACTGTGATGAAGTGTGGACAACCTCTAATTGGTGTAAAGAAGTTTTTGAAGCAAATGGAATTAAAGACGTAAAGGTTTATCCACATGGTATTGATCCAATCTGGAGACCAAAGAAAAGAAATCTAGAACATGGAAGACCTATAAAGTTTTTACATGTTGGAGAGCCAGCCCCAAGAAAAGCGGGACAAATGGTAGTAGATGCATTCATAGCTTTGTATGGAAACAATCCTTTTTACTCTTTAACAATAAAAGCATATGGACATAACACTACTCGTGTATATAATAACTACATAGATAAAAGTATTATAGGTGTTCCAGATGAAAAGTTTAGTAACATAAAATTAATTACAGAAGAACTATCTAATGAAGAGTTAGTTAAGCTTTATCATGATCACGATGTTTTAATCTATCCTAGTTATGGAGAAGGATTTGGATTTATTCCCTTTCAAGCACTTGCAACTGGAATGCCAGTAATTTGTACAGATGGTTGGGCACATTATGATGAATATCTTGGCCCACTAAAATTAAGATCAGAACTAATTCGTTCACCTTGGCCAGTACATCAAGGAAAAGTTTTTGAACCAGAGTATAACCATCTAGTTGAACTTATGAGAGATGTTTCAATCAACTATAATGCTTATGCAGGTTATTATTTTGCTCAGTCAACTAAGATACATGAAGAATACAATTGGGATCGGTTGACTAATAAAGCTTTTGAACATATTTTTAAAAAATTTTCATAACCTCTTCCCCGCTAAAATAAAGTTTGATACACTTAGACCTCATTCAAAATTATCAATCCGTTAGGCGGAAGAAAAGGTGTCACTAAAAAATGTCCAGAACTATTGAAAACCCATATGAAAACTTTATCGCTCTATCTCGCTATGCAAGATGGATGCCTGAAGAAAATCGCAGAGAAACTTGGGGAGAAACAGTAGATCGATATTTTAATTTCATGCTAGCACACCTTGAGAAAGAGCATAAGTATTTTCCAAATAGCAAAATAGTTGAAGAGCTAAAGACTGCAGTATTTAATAGAGATGTTATGCCATCAATGCGCTCAGTAATGACTGCAGGAGCTGCATTAGATAGAGACCATGTTGCAGGCTATAACTGCTCATTTGTTCCAGTTGATTCACCAAGATCATTTGATGAAACTATGTATATCCTTATGTGTGGAACAGGAGTAGGTTTCTCTGTTGAGTATAAGTATGTTAATAAGCTTCCTGCCGTCCCCGAAACTTTTGAAAAGTCTACAACTATTATTACAGTAGAAGATTCAAAGCAAGGTTGGGCAAAAGCATATCGTGAACTCCTTGCGTTACTATGGTCTGGACAAGTTCCAGCGATTGATGTTAGCAAGTTACGTCCAGCAGGTGCTCGACTTAAGACAATGGGCGGACGCTCATCTGGGCCGCAACCATTAATTAACTTATTTGATTTTACAATTGCAAAGTTTAAGTCAGCCGCAGGTAGACAGTTCAAACCAATTGAAGCTCACGACATGATGTGTAAGATTGGCGAGATAGTTGTTGTTGGAGGAGTTAGACGCTCAGCAATGATTTCTCTTTCAAATATTAATGACATTGAAATGGCTCAGGCTAAGTCTGGTAACTGGTGGGAGAACAATTCACAACGTGCCCTTTCAAATAATTCTGTTGCTTACTCTCGTAAGCCAGAGATGGAACAATTTATTGCAGAATGGAAATCTCTTTATGATTCAAAGTCAGGCGAACGTGGAATTTATAATGTGGCAGCAGCGCAAAAGCAAGCGGCAAAGTATGGACGCAGAGATCCAGAAATACATTACGGAACAAACCCATGTTCCGAGATTATTCTACGTCCTTATCAGTTTTGTAATCTTTCAGAAGTCGTTTTACGTGAAAAAGATACAGTTGAAGATGTTGCAAATAAAGTCCGACTGGCAACAATTCTTGGTACCTGGCAATCAACACTAACAGACTTTAAATATCTTAGAAAAATTTGGAAGGACAACACAGAAGAAGAAAGGCTACTAGGAGTTTCATTGACTGGACAGTTTGGACATAAGTTTTTTTCTGGCAAAGAAGATTTGGCTAAACTAGAAAAGACTTTAGTTCACCTTCGTGAATGGGCAAGAGATGTTAATAGAGTTGAAGCAAATAATATTGGAATTCAAGAGTCTGCATCAATTACATGCGTAAAGCCTTCAGGAACAGTATCACAACTTGTTGGAGTGTCTTCAGGTATGCATCCATGGCATTCTGATTATTATATTAGAACAGTTCGTGGGGACAAGAAAGATCCTATTTCAACATTCCTAAAGGAAGTTGGAATTCCAGTAGAAGACGATGTAATGAAGCCAAATGACACATATGTATTTTCATTTCCAGTTAAAGCTCCAGAAGGAGCAATTGTAAGAAATGATTTAACAGCAATTGATCATTTAAATACATGGCTTGTATATCAACGTGCATGGTGTGAACATAAGCCATCAATTACTGTATCTGTAAAAGAAGATGAGTGGATGGAAGTTGGTGCATGGGTATATAAGCACTTTGATGAAGTTTCTGGTATCTCATTTTTGCCGCATTCAGATCACTCATATAAGCAGGCTCCTTATCAAGAGGTTTCAAAAGAAGAATATCTAGACTTAGTTTCTAAAATGCCCAAGAGTATTCGTTGGGAAGATCTATCTTTCTATGAGACAGAGGACGGAACAAGCGGAACACAGACACTAGCTTGTACCTCTGATGGAAATTGCGAGATTGTAGATATTTCAGCTTAATGGTAGAATAATAGTATTGAGGGATATACCCTCAAAATTCTGGGCACAATGCCCAAAATTGGAGATGATCAAATGAACAGAGATCTAAACAAGGACGGAAAGGTTACAATGACAGAGGAAATTTTAGCAGCGCTAGGAACATATGCACGAGCATTTCTTTCAGCAGCAATTGCTTTGTACATGACTGGAAATACGAATCCAAAGGATTTGTTAATGGGTG